ACCCTGACTTAGATAGCAGGCGCGAATGTGGGAGGCTTGCTCGCTACTGATGAACGAGGCGAACGGTGCACCGGCCGTAACTCAACGCCAAAGGATTGCACCGTGTGTTATCGCTCGCATCAGACAGAACCAAAGGATGAAGAGACTTACGGGCATCGCGTACCCAGCAGCTTTGCCACACCAGTTATACAGGCTCCCGTCTTTGACGCCTACCGAAGGGATTCCCATGCCGTCCGCTGCTTCCTCAAATTCGTCACGCTTTACTTTGTGACCCCTCACGACTCGTTGGGCTGCCCAGACCCCAGCGAATACGCAGGCACAGGACAACAGGCCGATCAACGGGATGCCGCGAACGAAAATGGATTCAATCAGCCTGTATTTCGGCGGACCGATGGGCGTCCCTTCTTTTAAGCCGCCGGCGACGACTGCTGTAATAAACGACAGTAGCAGGAAGGAGTTGGAGACGAGAAGCCAGGTAAGTCGTTGACCGATCCATTGGTATTCGTCGTTGATGTGCGTGTCCAGCCGCGCCAGTATCCGCAGCGTCTGTTCCGTCGCGACGGGGATTCCACCGGTGGCTCCGGCGGGTGTCCCCGGAGGTTCGGGAGGTTCGGGAGGTCCAGCAACTGTGGGGTTGGGTGTACTCATATTGCGCTCCGAGCAATTGGTGATTCAATCAACCAACAATGGGCGTCTTGCCACACAAGCTTTAGTCATCATCGCTGCCGAACTGGTGCATTTTCCAGTGGTCGTCCATAATTTAGCTATTCATCCGCGTTAGGCGAACTGACCTCATCCTGTGTTGGCACGACCAACCAGCCCGAGTGGAAGAGTCCAAATGCATCGCAATTACCTCTACAAAAGCTGCCTCATCCGGGTCACAGTCGAGCCGCAGGTTGAGTCCGCTCCATGGGGGGTGTTGACAAGGGGGGCGGGGTTTACGAGCCTCGTGGAGGTATTTGACGGGAGCATGACGGGCAGGATCTCGCCGCTTCGAATTACAGACGCGGATGGCGGATGGTTTGGCACGGAGGCAGACGCCCTCTTACATGGGTTCACCGCTGGGCAACGCATAGTGGATGACCCTCTGCGCGGCAAGGGGGCATAGTCATCCGGTCAACTGCTAACCGTCTCTCGGGTTCTGACTGGCCCTCGTAGTCAGAACCCATTGGCCGGCGCTCTATCAGGACGTCGGCCTTTTTTAGGCTTCTTCGATCCGTTTCGCAATGCATCGGTATAAGGTGATTCTTGTTCTGGAACCCGTACAGGAATGTGCGAATCCCAACATATGCACAAACACGGTGGGCTGCACTTCACGCGTTCGCCTCTCTAACGAGTTCGACAATCGGTTCGCCGTTGCAGGTGCCACGGTCGGCCAGTAACGGCGTGAGCAGATCAAGCGCGCGCACTTCGACGGCAGTCAGCCGCTCATCGATCGCGTGGTAGTAGTGGTGGTAGTAGACATGCGAATGGCCGTGCTCGGCGGCAATGCGGCGCAACGTGATTTTTGTGCGCCGGCTGTCGGTGAACGCATAGGCGACGAGCAGTCTGCGCACGTCGGCGTCGAGCCTGCCGAAAGACGGCGCAAGCCACCGGCTGAGTCCGTCGAACGCGTCCGCCAGATCGGCACTGAACGCAAAGCGCCGGACGCCTTTGAGATCCTCGTATTCGAGCAGCCCATAGCGCGCGCGGATCACCGTGCACTCCGGGTGTTCCAGGCAACGCGCGACCTTCTCACGGATCAGTGCGCACTGCGCGCGGATTTCGAGCGCGTTCAGCGACTCGAAAAACACGACCTTCGGAAGCGAATAGCGCCACACGTCGCCCTTGCGCACTTTCATGCGCTGGACCTTCGCGAGCAGGGATTCAGGCGAGTTCGGATAGGCGGGCATCATGTACGAGACATGAAGCGCAACGGGCACGCTGAGAAAGACGCCGCTCATGTTTCGCTCACCATGCTCTCATCGAGCAGTTCAGGTTCTTCGCGGCGCAACGGGTTCAGTGTGCACACCTCGATTTCGATGCGCGGGTCACGCGAAAAGCGTTTGCGCACACAGGCATCGACAATCGTGCTGTCATCGCGATACACAACCTTGTTCATCGCGTCCGAACAGATTTTCCCGATGTTGTCCCAGTCGGGACGTCCGATTGGCAGGACGAGACCGGCACGCGCTTCACGCTGCTTCCACTGCGGCCACGATGCCGGAATGCCGAAATACGCATGCACGATCAGCACCAGTGCGCCCGTCATCGGCTTGCGCCGTTCCATCGCAATCTTTGCCTCGAAGGCCACACTGCGCTCATAGGCGCGCGTATCGGCGGGTGTGTACTGCTGGATGAAGTCGCGACCGTCTTTCGTCTTTGCGAGCCGCGAGCGCGCACGCGCCTTGGCGACGGGTTGACCCGGCACGACGAACCGGATGGCTGTGAGCGTCATGTCAGTGCGGCCTCGGTTGATGATGCATGTAACGGTGCAGCGATTCCTGCTTGTCCTGTTCATGCTCGGCACACGCGACGCGGCGGATGTCGCCCGCGTCGAACATGAGGCGCGCAGCGACCAGGACGTGCGCGACTTCCTGTTCGAGCCAGTCGCGGTTCGTCGGGCCTTTCGGCATCAGCGGATTGCGGCTCTCATACCCGTGACGCAGAATCTTGCCGATCGCGTGGATCGCTTCGGCAAGTTCTTCGGCAAGCAGCGCGAGCCGTTCGTGTTCCGCTTCATTGAGGCAATTGAAGTGGTGCGTTTCGTGGATGCTCATGACTTGCTCCCGATGCGCTTGACCTTCACGCCCGTCTTTTCAAGCAGCCGCAATCCTTCGGGCGTGGGCAGTTCGTGCGGCGCGAAACGGTGTGCCTGTTCGCGCGTGATGCGTCCACGGTCGGCGGCCTCAAGCAGTGCGAGCAGCCGGCCATGCGGATCGGTGCCATACGACACCTGCCAGTGCGGTGCGCGTCCTGCATCGCGCGCGAGGGTCACGGCGCGTGCGTATGCCTCACGGAACGCGAGTCGCGCGCCGACGTTATCGCCCACGTCGAGCAGCGGCAGTGCGACGCCCCACGCCGACGCCATTTCATCGGTCCAGACAATCGTCTGCGTCTCGTCGCGCGGCATCAGCGCCCACGCCTCGTCAGGGCCAGGGCGACCGTCATCGATGCGCGACACGACGTCCTGCACGGTGAGCACGCCGCGCACTTCGCGACGGCAACGCGTGAGCGCGGCCAGCACCTGCTCCTCGGGAAAGCGGGAGAGGTCGTGCGCGAACATCTTCGCGGCAGGCGCGGTGAACACGCGCCCGCACAGTTCCGCCGTCACAGCGATAGCCTCAAGCAACGCGATGCTTGGCATGGTTGACCCCATCGGGTTTGCTGGCCTGTTCCTGCGCGCGGGCCTCGGCAAAGAGCGGCGCCATCGCGTTGAAGTTCGCCGCGGTGCGGTCGGCCTGCGCGGCCTCGGTCGACGTCATCCGGTGCTGCGTGACCCATTCGGTGCGCAGTTTCTCCGAGTCCGCGAGCATCTGGCCGACGAGGTGCATGTGCTGCACGTAGAAGCGGTTGTTGTGCGTCAGGTAGAAGCGGGCAATCTCCGGTGCCTCGACCATGCCCACGCGCTTCACGAAACTGACCATCTGCGAGTTGACCGTTGCGTTGCGGATCGGCGCGACGCCATAGCGGGCGGCATACGCCTCGCTGTACGCGGCCCACGTCGCGGTGGTGTCGGGCAAAGCCTTACCGGATGCCTTTCTCGAAGCCTTTGCGGAAGGCTTACCGGAAGCCTTACCCGAAACCTTTGCATCGCTGTGAGCCTTGCCCGGCAAGGGTTCGAGCGTTTCGCCGTCGTCGTTTTCGACGTCGTCTGCTGCGTCTTCGCCGCTTTTTTGGGCACTCCTCGCGCGCGCGGGGACCGCCGACGAAGTCGGCGGAACGGTTTTGACTTTGGGGTTCTGTTTACTGCTCTCTGTTCTCTGATTACCGAAAGGTGTACCGGAAGGCTTTGCGGAAGGCGTACAGGAAGGAGTACTGAAAGCCTTTCTCGATGCCTTTCCGGAAGGCGTATCGAAAGGCATACCGGAAGGCTTTGGCGCGCTGATGCTCGCCTCAAACGCTTGTGTGTAGGGCGTTCCGAGAATGTCAACGTGATTTTTCAGGGCGTCGAAAATGTGTTCTTTCAGCGTGCAATCGGGTATCAGATCCCACTCGTTGCGCCATGACTTGACGACGTTCGGCGATGCCGGACTGTTGTATTCGACGCCATGAGGCAGCCAGATCAACTGCGCGTCCCAGTCGAAGTTGCTCATTTTTTGTGCAGCGATTTCCTCGAAGCAGCGATCGAAGTCGTCCTGCGACCAGTTCAGTGACTCCGCCATCGCCATGCGGCCGGCGCGCACGACGCCCGGAATCCCGCGCGTGAACGGCCCGGTCAGCAGGTAGAGCCACAACGACTGGCCGGACGCGGGCAACGGCGACAGCCGGGTGAACTTCTGGTCGGTCCACGTGCGGAGCAAGACCTTGCGGTAGGGGTTGTGCACCTTGCGTGCGCGGGGCGGCTGGTCGTCGCCTGGACATACTTTCATTGGGAACTCCAATTAGTGTTACAGGCTGTTTCAACTTGAGAATCGCTACCAGTTACCGATTGACGTTATCAATCGATTTACGCTCGATTTGGGATTTTCTCAGTCTCTCTTTAAAGGCCCTTTCACGCCTTACACGTAGATTTCTCAAGGCTTTCTCGTTAATCAGCGTAGTGAAACGCTCATAGTCATCGCCTAACAAAACGGACCATTCCAGTTCAGGTCGCAGTGCAATAAAAAAACGCAGATGATGGTCCGCACGCCTATGCTGGGACTGCATCTGCGAGACATAATGCGGGGGCACACCGGTCAGGCGGCTGACGGCTTTTCGACCGCCCATCAGTTTGACAATCAGCTTTACGTTCATTCGAACAACGTTAATCCGCCAAATAAAAATTGCAAGGGTCGTCAGCATCTTGACCAATTCATTTCAGTCGTATTTACTGCATCGAACCGAAAACATTCGTTGCGACATAACTCGCGAATAACCCTTATGAACGGGCTTTTCAAACACCGCGCATATCTGCGCCCTATGTCGCAGCAACAGCGCCGCGCATGATTCGAACAGTGGAAGCACGCGCGTCCGCGCGTTCGCATCGGTTCGGCATACCTGCCACCTTGCGTGGCTCGCACATTCGCCTACGTCAAACTCTCATGAACCGCGATCAATGGCTGGCCGAACGCCGTCTTGGCGTCGGAGGCAGTGACGCCGCTGCCGCTCTCGGACTGTCGCCGTACAAGAGCACCTACGCGTTATGGCTTGAAAAGACCGGCGAGGTCGAGGCTGAGGATATCGAGCACGTTGAGCGCGTGCACTTCGGCCGCATCATGGAAGACATCATTGCGCGCGAATATGCGCGCCGCATGGGCGTGAAGGTGCGCCGCCGCAATGAAATACTCCGGCATCCGAAATATCCGTGGATGCTGGCAAACGTGGATCGCATCATCGACGGCCAGAAACGCGGCCTCGAATGCAAGAACGTCGACGCGATGGCGTTCCGCATGGGCGAATGGGGTGAACCCGGCTCCGACGAGGTGCCCGAGGACTACCTGTTGCAGTGCCAGCACTACATGATCGTGCTCGACTATCCCGAGTGGCATCTGTCTGCGTGCGTCGGCGGCAACCGCCTGGAACTGTTCATCATCCGTCGCGATCCGGAACTGGCGGAAATGATTATCGACGGCGAGCGCGATTTCTGGCAGCGCGTCGAGCGTCACGACGCACCCGAACTGGACTACTCACGTCCCGAAACGCACCGCCTGCTGTCGAAACTCTATCCCGGCACGGACGGCACCGAAGTCGTGTTCGATGACGATATCGAGCACTGGCACCGTGTCAAGGAACAGGCCTCCACGCTCAAGCAGCAGTACAGCGACGTCGCCGACGCCGCACGCAATCACATTCTCGCCGCACTCGGCAACGCCACGTTCGGGCGTCTCGCCGATGGCAGCGGTTATCGCCGCAAGACCATCACGCGCAAGGCCTACGAGGTCGAAGCGGCAACCTACGTTGACTGTCGCCATGTGAAGGCAAAGGGCTGAGACCATGAATGACCTTGCAGAAGCAACGACCGCAAATCCGTTCGGTTCGTCCGCACCACGTCAGGCTGGCGCGCTCGTTTCCGTCGAGCAACAGAAGGCGATTGCCGAAGTGCAGGCGGCGTTGCTGATCGCGCGAGCGCAACCGCGTGACCCGATTGCCGCGATGGATCGCATCCTTCAGGACTGCACGCGCCCGAAGCTCGCGGAGAAGGCGACCTACCAGTACAGCCGCGGCGGCAACGATATCACCGGGCCGAGCATCCGGTTGGCGGAAACCATTGCGAAGCACTGGGGCAACATGGAAGTCGGCGTGAAGGAAATCAGCCGCCGCGATGGCGTGTCTGAATGCCTCGCGTATGCATGGGATCTGGAATCGAACTACCGCGAGGTCAAGTCGTTCTCCGTGCGTCACTGGCGCGACACGAAGAAAGGCGGCTACGTGCTGACCGACGAGCGCGATATCTACGAAATGATTGCCAACTATGGCGCGCGCCGCAAGCGTGCCTGCATCCTCGCGGTGATCGACGGTGACGTGATCGAGGCGGCCGTTGACCAGTGCGATGCGACGCTGAAAACGAAGATCGAGATTACGCCCGAGTTCATCGCGCAGATGGTCGAGCGCTTCGCCGAGTTGGGCGTCAATCGCGACATGATCGAGAAGCGCATCCAGCGTCGTCTTGATTCGCTCACGCCTGCGCTCGCCGTGCAACTGCGCAAAATCTATAACAGCCTGAAAGACGGCATGAGCGTCGCCGCCGACTGGTTCGATCTGCCCACGGTTGAAGCGGAGACGGCACCCGCTGTGGCGGCGAGCCGTACCGAATCAGTCAAGACGCGCATGCGCGGCAAGACGCAACATGAGCCGAACGCCGACGACAACGATGAGGGCAAGGCTGGCGAGTCGCGACCGGGTGACTTGCCCCTTGACGAGCAACCGGCGACTGAGCACGCGGAAAATCACGCCCCGTTCAGCTACGCCGAGATTGTCGCCATGCTCGTCGAGTCCGAAAACCTCGAGCAATTGGACCAGGCCGCCGACCTGATCTCAAGCATCACCGATCCGAAACAGCATCAGGAACTGGTCGACGTGTTCAACGAGAAACGCGAACAGTTGAACAACAAGCCTGCGCGCCGTCCGCGCTCGCGCTAAAGCCGCTGGCATCCATCAGGGAGAAACGACATGGGCCGTACCAATGAAGGCATTGCAATGGCGAGCGAGACGCTCGCGGGCGATCTGCTGGGCGCGCTCACGCGCGAACTGAAGGTGATGCCCGATATCTGGCCGAAGCTGTCCGAGCAGGAACAGAACGAGATCATCGAGCGCCTGCGCATGCGCGTGGCCGACAACGTGCGCCAGGCCGTCAAGCTGATCGCGAGCGAGAAGCGCGTCACGGTCGTCGCCGACCTGAAAAAGATCGTGTTCGGCGAGAAGGTGGAAGCTGTGCTCGCGATTTCCGACCGCGACCCGGCACGGCTCGATCTGGCCGATGCGCGCGGCCAGATGTGCCTGATTGTCGTCGCCGATTCGCAGGCGCACATGGGCGGGCTGGACGACGTGAAGGGCGAGCCCGATCAACCCGACCTGCCCGGTGTCGATGGCGATGGCAAACAGATCATCGAGCAGATCAGCCGTCGCTCGAAGAAGAAACAACCGCCGAAAGATGACGCGGCGGGCGATGCACTTCACTGAACAGGGACACACACATGATGAATCTGTGGGACGTGACGACTCAGGACAATTTCAGAACGGGAGACGACATGAGCAAGGGCGCAAAGAAGCAGCGTGAACGGATCGGTGCCGGTGAAGACGTGATCGACTTCGATGCGTTCGAACCGGACTACAGGCATGCGTGCGATGCCTGCGGCGAGACGCCGACCGTGACCGCTGTGAAGGATGGCGAAGTCATCTATCGCCCCGGCCTGTGCGGTCCCTGTTGCTGGGGCATGGCCGAATGCCTCGATCCGAGCACCTGGTAGGGATATCTGGAGCCAATCATGAAAGGACGTATCCACTGGCTGCGCGCCGACGGTGGTGAGGTCATCGAACCCGCCGACCGTGTGCCTGCGTCGCACACGTTGCGCAAGTTTGTCGAAGGCGATCTTGAGTATGTCTGGGTGCTGTACGACGGCCTGCGCACCTGCATGGTCGTCAACGAGACGGGCGCGATCCGTATGGCCGACCGCGACCCGCTGCCCGTCAACGTCGCGGCCTCAAAAATCTACGCGGCGGCAAACGGTCGCCTTGGCGTCGCGCCTGACTCATTCATTCCGCACATCCGTGGCAATGCCGTCTTGCTCGAAAAGATTGATCTCGGATGAGCAACGCCGCCTTGCTGAAAAGATGTTAAGTCAGTGAACATTTACAAATTCTTACGGTCGTGCACTTTCTTCAGATTTAACATTCTTCGCCCACTGAGAGAGGCGCACTCACCGCTGTGAAACAACAGGAGATATGCACGATGCATCCGTATGCCCAGACGATGAACCGCAAGCGCGAACGCGAACAAATGAACGGTCACGCTGTACCTGTGCCGGTTGTATCGAAACCGATCGTCCGAACGAAATGGACCGTGGAGGAAGCGGAGCGCGTCGCGCATGCGTCGTACCGGATACTCAACGCCGAACACATATCAAGCATCGCGGCGGTGATACGCGGACAGGAGGAGACGCTGGAGCCGAGCCGGCATCGCGCCATCCGTCAGATGAAGGACATTGAATCGACCATCATCCCGATCTGGAAATCGCTGCGCGCCGCCGAGATGCAGGAAGAGAAAAAGCAACCTGCGGCGCCAGTTCCTGAAAGTCCACAAGTGGACCCCGTGCAGTCCGTCGATGGCCTCGCTGTTGCGCATGTCGAGGCGTTCATTGCACGCGCGATACACGCGCAAGAGGCCGTCAATGCACTGACGCAGACCGAAGCGTCGGACGAACGCAAGGCGATGGTGCGCTGGACCGACGCGGAAAAGCTCATCGTTGCGCGCGAAAGCAAACGATTGCGCGCTTCGTTTGCCGACATGACGCCACTCGAAGCGATCCGCAAGGCCGTGTTCGGCTATCTGCCCGAACACCGCCAGCGAACCATCACGACGATGGCCGAAGTGAAATGGATTCATGCGCTCTGGCAACAGATCGACGCTGCTGAACAGGCCGAGGCGCGCGAGCGAGCGGCGGCGGCGAACGCCGCGAAGGCAGAAGCCA